AAAATATTAATGTTACCTTTGATGTGGTGAATCATTTCTACGAGCAAAGTGGTAAACGCCAATCTTTTGAAGCATATGCTAAAACATTTGTTGACATGGCTGCGCAACTAAAAACTACAGGAATGACTAATCAAGAAATTATTGAAAAACTTAAATGTTTATAAAACATGACAAATTGTATTAACATAAATGATCCATTGTTTAAAGAGCTTGTTACAGCATTCAATGGTAACGAAGCATTAGCAAGAACAGCAGTAGCACTTAACAAAGACATTATTCCCTCTGTTGATGAGGCAAGAGTCTTAATCGCTAATATGAAAGTTGAAGAAAATGATGAACGACATGTTCGTCACTCTGACGAATTCAAATTAGAAAGAACTAAAGATCAAGCAGTTACACTTACAAATCTTAGTTTGTTTGCAAACAATGCTCAAAAAGAAGCACTTTCAAAATTGTTACAAAATAATAGGGAGTATCAAGAGTTTCTTGAAAAAAATATTGAATTAAGAAAAGATGGTAGAAACACTTTACCATCTTATTCTGTTACATCATTTATTGGATCATCTGATTTTAAAGGTGATCCTACTAAATATGAAGCGTTTAAATTATTTGGTACATTTATGCACGATGTGTTAGAAAAAGCACAGGTTGAAGCATTAAAAAATGACAAAAATATTGATGAAATTTTATCAGAAGAATTTTTTAATACTACATATGAAAAGTATTTAGAAAAAAATCCATTCTACATAGAAGAGCTTTCCAAAGATAAAATCTTTGATATGGCACAGCGTGTTGCAAAACATGTTGCAATAAATAAAGATGAAGGATATTTAATATTACCTGAAATTACTCTTGCAGGTAAAGACGTTGTAGGTAATTATATTGTTGGTCGTTTAGATTTACTTTTAATTAGCAATACTGGTAAAGTAAAAGTATTTGACTTTAAAACAAAGAAGGTTCACAACATGGTTTACAAAGATCAATTTGGACAAGTTGTAGTTGATAAAGACAGAGCTTTTGTTAATCTTGCTAGTACAGAATATTTGGTAAAAGATAAACCTGGTATGGCAGACAAATTAAAACAAGCAAATTTAAGTAGAACTGCTTATGATAACTGGACATTACAGTTAAAAGCATATGAAAACATGCTTGGTCAAATTGGTCTTGTAACAGAAGAAAGTAAGATTGTGGCATTATTGTATCAAACAGATGCAAACAATAAATTTTTAGGAGACATATTGCACATATTTCAAGGTAATAACTACTTTGATTATGCAACGCATGCTGAAGTTGTAGGTGATAATGGTTTTTGGAAAACAGATACTATTCGAACATCTGAACGTTTAAAAGAATATCGTGATGCAATTGATGAAGAAATACCTATTGGTGATAAAACAATAGAAGAAGAATTAGAAAAAATATTCAAAAACTTAGAATTTACTCCTACAGAAGAAGAAAATAAAAAAGTAATGGATGCCATAAATGAAGCGTATGAACAGCAAAGTAAACAAATATTTGATAAAATTGCTGAATTAGATGCTCAAGGTAAAAATACAACACCTTTGCGTGAACTTCTTGCTGTTAGAAGAAGTACATTGGCAACATTAAAAACGTATACTGAAAAAACAGAAAATACAGAATTAACATATGAGATAAATTTCTTTAATGTTTTGTCAGCTGTTGAAGATGATTTGAAAAAGTTATCTGATATGTCAGAAGAAGCGATTAAAAAATTTAGAAAAGGTGACTTGGATTTTTTTGGAACAGATGTTATACAATTAAGTGAAGCATTTAAAAAATCAAAAGGATTATACGACATTGTCGAATCATTAAAAAGTATAGTAAACGATGCTTCAAAAAATCCTGAAAATAAAATATCACCAAGCAGTCCTGTAAATCAAAAAATAATTCTTCTTAGTCAAAGCATAATGAGCATAGAAGCGAATTTTAGAGAATCAGGAGCAATGGTAGGTGTTAAAATTTTAATGACACCAGGAGATGCTGTTTTTTCAGCTGTAAATAAACAAACTCGTGAAGCACTTGTTCCAAAAATTGCAGCATTAGAAAAAGAAATTGAAGATATGAAAGCAGGAAAAGCTGCAGGACCTCTTAATCAATTTAAAGGTGCGTTATTGTCATTTTTATCTCAGGATTTTAAAAAGAAAATGGAAGACGGAAATCCTGAAACAAGAAATCTTTTAGATAATATTCAACGTAAAGAACTTGAATTAATTCGTTTAAGAACGTATGTCGCTACAGGTATTGAATATAACACGGATGCTATTAAAAAATATATAAATGGTGTTACAGATCCCAATTCACAAGTATACATTGGTGCACAAGATACTCTGAACAGTACATCGTTATTTTCAGGATTGTTATTAGATCAAGGTATTGCTTCTGCATCTAACAGTGATCTTGCTATATCAGCAATGACTCAAATGTATAAAAATGCTCAAGCAAAAGCTGTTAATAATATGCAAAATGATTTTGCAATTATGCAGTTTGACAAAGATAGAGATGAGTTATTAAAACGTTTTACTGTAGAACAACTTAATGATGAAATGTCTGAGTGGAGAGAATACAAAGTTTTTGATAAAGAAAAAGGTAAATATGAAACTAAAAGAACTTTGTATTTTGTAAAACCTTTTAGCGATCAGTATGAAAACACATACAAAGAATACAGCTCTAAAATAAAAGAGTTTAATAAAGAAATTCGTGATTTAACTACACAGGTTAATTTAGCACAAAATGGTACTCAAGAATTTATAGATGCTAAAAAAGCATTGTTTGATAAGAAAAAAGAACGTGAAACATTTAATACTGAACAAATTAAATGGATGATGGACAACTGTTCATTACCTTTTAACGAGTCTTTTTATAAATTACAAGCGTTGATGCCTGAAGAAATTAGAAATGAACTTCAGGAAAAATATTTTGAAATTCAACAAATTACTTTTCAAGTAGGAGAAGGAAATGAAGTGTTACTTGAAGATTATGATTTTGACAGACTTAAAGAACTAGAAGATGATATCAGGGTTCTGAGAGAAAAGGCAAAGAAAATGAATCCTGATTATGCAACATACATGGAGGAGTTTAATAATCTATTTGAATTTGATACAAATTTTGCATTCTACGAAAGAAGAAAAGCAAACGCTATTGCTAAATTTCAGGAGCATCCTGAGTTACTTAAAAAATGGTATGCTGATAATACAGTAACAAGACCTACATCAGAATGGTATGAGGAACTTTCTGCATTATATGAAGCTCGTGCAGAAATATTTGGTTCTGATCTTGCAGTTTCTGAATTAATTAAACAACGTTCTGAAATACTAAAACCTCACAAGGTCGCAGGTATTCTTCAATCACAATTTATTACAGAAGAAGAATCAGAAAAAATTGCAGAGATAGAGGCGCAACTTGAATCTATATTTGAGGGTAGCACTTTTGACATGAGTACTTTGACTGAAGAACAAAAACAAAAATCAAAAGCTATTAAAGAACAAATTACAAGAATTTCATCTTTACAGTTGACAAAATCTTATATTAATTCGCGTGATGCTAAAATCAAATCATTATATAATTCAAAAAAATTACTTGTAAAAGCGCAAATAGCATTAGAAAAAGCAAGAGATACAAAAGATCCTGCTGCAATTGATGACGCTGTTAAAGAAGTAATATTTTATGAAGGACAATTTAATAATGAAGAAACAGTTTTTCAAAGATGGTATAATCAATTTCATGAACAAGCTTACGAAAGTATTTTAGATAGTGAAGAAGATATTCATAAAAAAATGGTTGCAAAATCATTTAATTATCAAAGACTTCCTGCTCCATCTGTTGCTGCAGAATATACAGAAACAGTACCACATCCAAAATATAAAATTAAAAAATTAAAAGAGTCTTCTTATAATCCAGACTTTTTGAAATCACCAGATGGTATTCCAATGCCAAAAGGTGTTTATCAAGCTTCTGACAAATCTTATCAGATAGACAGGTCTGTTTATAAACCTGAAAATGTAAATGCTAAATACATTAAGATCATGAACGATCCTGAATTGTTTAGTTTTTACAATAAACTTACCACTATGTTTTTTAATTTACAAACTAAAACAGATGGTAAAAATATTGGATACATGGTTCCTGGATTTGCATCTACAACAATGCAAAACTTTTCAAGAGAAGGTGTAATAGAAGGTTCTAAAAATAGATGGGAACAATATATTGACAAATCTTGGAAAACAATAGGCGTACAAGATAAAGTAGAAAACACTTTTGGAGATCAAGGAGGAAGAATCAGATTAAGATTTAACGATCAACTTCCTGAAAATATGCAATCAAAAGATGCTGTTGGTTGTTTAATTAAATGGACAACTGAAGCAAATTATAATATTGCAATGCAAGAAGTTGCACCTATGGCTGATACTTTTCTTTCTTATTTAGAATTGCAAGCAGAGGATTTGACAAAAATGATTCTTAACAAAGCTGTTGTAAATGATCAAGATGGTAGACCTGTTGACATGAACAAACGTCTGAATGAACTTAAAAATGTAATATCAATTTTAAAATCAGAAAGAAGAAAGTTTATTAATGCTCAAGATGAATCTTTGTCTTATCTAAACAGAAAACTTACTAAGATTGTCAACAATGTAATGTCGTATACCAGTTTTATTAGAATTGGTTTTGATGTTGTCAATCAAACTAAAAACTACATTTCAGGTAATGTTCAAGCATTTATTGCAGCAGGAGGATTAGAAAGTGATCATTATAGTAAAGAAGATTATATGTGGGCAAAAGGTCAAGTGTATGGTCTTGGTGAAAATGGTTTTATAAAAAATTATTTTGGTGATTGGGGTAGAGTAAGTGATATAAGTAAATCTACAATGATGTATAGATTGTTTAATCCTGCTCAAAAAAATTACATGAAATATGTTGATGAAGTAACTGGTTCAAAAGCAAGAAGATTATTGGCAAAAACAATGAATGTGCAAGAACTTGGATATTTATTACAAGATAAAGGTGATACTGAAATTGCAGTTACTGTAATGTATGCTGTTTTAAATCATTATAAATTTAAAACTTTTGATATTGATCCTGTAACAGGAAATAAAATATATAGAAAAGATGCTGAAGGTAATGATGAATTAATACCTGCACACGAAGTATATTTTAAAGATTCAAACGGTACTATTTCAAGACGTAATGACGTTGAGTATACACAAGAAGATGAAAATAGATTGCGAAATACTATTTATTCTGAAATGCGTAGAGCACAGGGTAACTACGCAAAAGATGATCGTACACCTTTTGAAGAAAATGTAGTAGGTAAACTTGTATTTTTCTTTAGAAAATATTTAATTCCTCAGTTTTTAAATAGATTTGGATATCTTAGACCAAACTGGGAATCAGGAGAGGTTGCTGTAGGATACTGGAGAGCTTTTGTAACTGCTTATAGATATTATGGACCAAAAGAAATTACAAAACATCTTGTTGTTGGTAGTAAAAAATTATTAAGAGAAGACAAAAGTAAAATGAATGAATTTTATGCTGGTAAAGTACAGCATGCAAAAAGAGATGCAATAACAATGGCACTGTTTACTGTGTTAGGGTTAATGGCGCTCACATATGTAAGAAAAAAAGATGATGATGACGAAGAATTATCATTTTTAGAAGGTAATGCAATTAGGGTTTTATGGGGAGTACAAGGTGAAACACAGTCAATGTTTCCTATTGGAGGAGGTTCTAAAGAATACGTTAGAAACTTTACAACTTTTACAGCATACACACGTGAATTTAATGCTTTGATGTCAACTACTAATCATGGATTTAATTTATTACTATCTTACATTATTAATGGTGCAGAAGAACCAGATGAAGATGATGGAGGGTGGAAATATGAAATCTGGAAAAATTCACACTACATGAGAAAAGCTGGTAGTTATGAAAAAGGCGATGCAAAATTAATGAAAGATTTCTTTGACCTTACAGGTATTAAAAACTTTAGAGATATTGCAGATCCAAATTGGAGAATAGACATTATGAAACGTAATCAATAATTCGTATATTATACATATACACTATATTAAATGAAACATCTTGTACCTTTATATGTATCAAATTATGTTGGAGCGCCAGGTTCTGTTCAACCTGGTTACAAAAAATTCTATCTAAAAAATGGACATTTTAAATTGTACGATGGCGCAAATGAAAATGATTTAGTACTTGATAGACCTCTTGATAATTTTACAAATTTATCAGGAACAGTAACGTCTTCTGATACTGTTCTAACAGCTTTAGAAAAATTACAATCAAGTATAAGTTCTATAGTAAGTTCTTCTTATGCTACTATATCATGGGTGGATGCTAATTTTGTACCTAATAGTAGAACAATCACTATTAACGGTGTTTCATATGATTTGTCTGCAAATCGTAGTTGGATTATTGACAGTATTACAGATGCTCCAATTGATGGTATTACCTATGGTAGAAAAGATGGAGATTGGGTTGAGATATCACCAGAGGAAACTCAAGACTTACAAAGTGTTCTTGATATAGGTAATACCGCAGTTGATAGAGATATTATATTAAATGACAGTTCGGGTGATAGATCAGCTATATATACAGATTCAGGATTTTATACAAGCGATAGTGCTAATTCACAGGAAAATCAGGTAACTTATAAATCTTGGTATCAGAAAAAAGCGAACAATAAAGGTTGGGCATTTGATACTGAAGTGGGTATAGAGTTTACATTTAATGAAAATAGTATACCGACTAAAATAACAAATCCTAACAGTACTGAAAGTATAACTCTATTAGTACCAGATAAACCTGAAGGCGAGTACACAATAGCAACAACTGATGATATAATAGGGGCAAACCCAACCTTAGATGAAGTATTAGATAATGGCAATACAACTGATAAAACAGCTATATTCTTAAATACTACTAAAACTACTAGAGTATCACCTCTATCAATATTTATTGGCGATGAGAATACCGAGGGTACAACCATAAGTAGTAATAAAATTCAATTTCAAAAATGGGGCGGTGGAGCTTCAGCTAATATAGTACAAAATTTAATATTAAATACAAGTCAAAGCAACTCATGTGAGCCTGTATACAAACTACCAGCAAAAACCCAAGATCTAATAGATTATACATTAGTAACTAATGACGAATTAAACCTAAATAATGTAGTAATGAATGGTGGGAATAACACCATAAATACTCCTATTATAAATTGGACAGGAGTAAACGGAGAGGGTTATTCAACCTTTGCACCAGGTTCACTAAATATATCTAATCTTGGTGCTGCATACACCAACGTAATACCAGGAACTATTATATTTAAACAGGCAACAGGTACTGCTGTTAGATTAACCAGCCCAACTACAAGTGCATCAAATGTTATTTATAGACTACCATTAAAGACTTCTGGGGGTACTTATGATTTAGTAACTTCCGACACTTTAGGTAATTATGTTCCTTATACTGGAGCTACTGGTAACGTAAATTTAGAGGAATATCAATTAAAAGCAGGACAGATAGAATTTGACCAAACACCAACAGGCACATCAGGTGTAGCCAAATTAACTTGGAATGATACTGACGGCACGTTAGATTTAGGTTTAAAAGGTGGTAATGTAACACTTCAATTAGGTCAAGAAAATGTAGTAAGAGTTGTAAATAAAGTAGGTGTTAATCTATTAGAAGCTAATTATCAAGTTGTTAGAGTTAGAACACAAGCAGAAGGCGGAGCAGCTGGTCAAAGACTGGCAGTTAAACTTGCACAAGCAGACACAAAAGCTAACCATTCTGGAGTTTTAGGACTTGTTACTGAAGATATAAATAATAATCAAGAAGGATTTATAACAACATTTGGTAACATAAACAAAGTAAATACAACAGGTTCATTACAAGGTGAAACTTGGAATGATGGTGATGATTTATGGTTATCTCCTACAGTTGCTGGTGGTGTTACAAATATAGAACCATCGGTACATCCTGTTAAACTTGGTTATGTTGTTTATGCTCATCAAAACAATGGTAAAATTTTTGTTAAAGTTGACGAGGGTGTTGACCAATTAGATGAATTACACGATGTTAAGATTAGTTCTGCAACTAATGGTGACGTATTAACATATAACAGTTCAACACAAATATGGGAAAATAAAGATTCAGAATACATTAAAAGACAAACGCAAAGAGTTGTTGAAACAGATTTTATGGTTCCTTCAACAGCATCTGCTGTTCAATTTCCATATGTGTTTACACTTATCAATAGTGGTGCTCTAAATTCAACAACAGTAACAAATGGTATAAACCCTGGTATTCTACGCCTTAGAAGTGCAACTGCAGCAACACCAAATAGTGGTGCTTATTTACTACCTCTGGGTTCATCCTTAACTACTGGTCTGACAAAAATCTTTTCAAATGCACAAATTGATTTTATATTTAGAACACCAGGAACACTTGTTGGAACCGGCATAAATTTAAGATTTGGTTTAGGACAGTCTGCATCATCAACAACAGACATTGACAATGGTTATTATATTGAAATGATTGAAAATTCATTGTATGGTAAAACAGCAGATAGTAGCATCAGAAGTCAAACATCAACTTCTTATACAACAGCTGTATTAACTTGGTATCATGGTAGAGTTAAGTATATCTCAACATCGTTAGTAGAATATTCATTATATAGTATGGATGGAACATTATTATGGAGCTCAACATTAACAACAAATATAACAACTAACTCATTAAATCCACTTATTATTGCACTAAGCACAAACAATGCGGCTGGTATTGATTTGGTTATTTGTGATTATTTTAGTGCAACTTATCCTGTATCAAATAGAGGAGCCTTAACTTAAAAATTAAATATTATGACACTTACAAAATATAGAATGATAGTAGGTCAGGGATATATTGAAACACTTGACCTTGCAGAAGCAGAAGCTTACGGTAACTATATTACCGTTACCGAGGAAATAATTGAAAATAATGAACAAATAATTGAAGAATAATGGCAAAAGCAAAAACAACACAAACAGGTACGTTTCAAGCGCGACCAAAAGTAAAAAGACCAGGTGTTCATAGTAAAACTAAAACTTCTGTGTCAAAATCCTCAAAAAATTACAAGAAATTGTATAGAGGACAAGGTAAGTAAAAGAATAAAGGGGGTATTTAAACCCCCTTATCTTTATAAATCAAATGCTTTAATAGTTTTTTCAAAAGGATTACCTGGTAACTCTTTTACTAATTTTAACATTTCTTGAGCAAGTTCTCTAACTTCAAGTTGAGCATGTGGACTATTACGCAATTGTAAAAAGTGATAAAAACTTCTCCAATTAAACATTACATCCATTGTAATTTGACTATTCATTGTTTTAAAAAATCTTGCAGATTCTTTAGCTCTTTTTCTACCAACAATTGGAGTAAGATCTTCTAAACACTGATGATACAATTTATTCATCATAGCTGTTTGAGTAGCTAATGTGTCTGCCCAATGTGTTAATACGCCATAATCAGTAGAAGAACTATGCCAATTAAGCCAATCTTCAGGTATGTAAACTTTATCTTCTTTTAGTTCTTTATATCGAGCAGATTCTCCATTTATACTAACACCAATACGATGTTTTAACAAATGAATGTGAGTTGCCTGATCTACATTAACTAAAAAATGTAAGCTTGATTTTTCAAAAGGTGTATGATGTCCTTCTGAAGCAAGCATTGTAAGTAAAGATTCAACTCTATCCAGTTTTTCTGGAGTCAAATCTCTGGAAGTACTGGTCCATGCAGATTGTGCATGAACCTGGTCGCTTCCATAGTGTCCTAATAATTCAACAGTGTTTTTCATTAATCACCAAAGTATTTATAATTGTCAGAAACCTGATCAAGATTACCTTCTACTATATTGTAACACATTGTCCCAAGTGTAGAAGTTGTATTTTTATTTTTGTCATCTTTTCGAATAAAATATTTCGAAGTCTGCATGTATTGATAATCAGATGTTTCATCAAATGGTTTTACGTATTCTGCAGTTGCTTTAAATACCATATCCCAATCATAATCAGGATACTCACCAAAGAACCATTTGAATTTATCATACAACTCTTTAGGATTAGTTCTAAAACTTACAGAAGATCCTTCTTTTTTACCTTTAGGAAACAAATTATTATAAGCAATAATCTTTTCTTGCCAGTCTTCAAAAGGAACTTCATTCTTTTTAATTCTTTTGTTTCGAAGTAAAATGTCTTCAGATTCTTTTAATAAATGAAGACCTTTAGTTGTAATAACATACGATGAACCAAAATCATTTTGTTTTTTAGCAGCAAAACCGTGCATTTCTAATCTATACAATTCTGTTAATGTGTTTACATAATTTTGATAACTGTGACTTTTATGTAAACAGTGTAAAACAAACAACCCATTAGGAGTAATGTCGTTTTTTACAAGATGGTCATAATAATCTTTCATTTTTATAATATTTTATTTGTTATAAAGAGAGTGTAAACCCAACACTCTCTTCCTAAATAACTGTACATTATATTTCGCATCCTGCACCTCCACAAGCAACTGATTCTCCAAAGTTTGTAGTATCAGCTACTTCGATTACTTTAGACAAATCAACATCTTTTAAAGTAAGCATCATTTGTTCGTATTGTTCTTTTGTACAATCTTCAAATGGTGTTTGTTTGTAAGTACCACCATCATAAGGAAGTACAGACAACCCATTATAATATTCTTTATTTGCCCACATCCATTCACCTACAATTTTCCATTCGTCAGGTCTAACAGAAACAGTGCAAGAAACATTGTGTGTGTTTTGTCCTTTAATGTGTCCAGGTTTTACCCAGTCTTTAGAAATTGTTTTCACTCTTTCAAGTAAATCTAAAGTAGATTCGTGACGTGTGATTGCTCCTTCAGGTGCTTTTTGTGGAACAGAAATAACAGATTGCGAGTTAGGACTAAAGTACTCATCTTCAAGTAGTTCAGGATGATTAATTGAAAGATAAGTATAAATTGCTTCGTTCTTGCCCAAACGCATACGTCTAATATAATAGTCGTTATGCCAAGCGTGTATTCCAGAAGACGTACCTAACACAAGAGAAGTAGTACCAGCTGGTTTAACAGCAGTGGTTCTTGCAGCAGCATTAATACCAATCTTTTCAGCAATTGTTTTGTTCATTTCAACAACATGTGTAGACGCCTCATTATAATCTAATTTCATATTAGATTTGGAAGCTATACCTGTCATTGATACTCCAAGCAGCGCATCTTTTTCAGTGTTTTTTCTCCAAATATCACGTAAGTAATGAAAATCAGTGTAAGATGCTTGTAAAGTTGCAAGAAAAGACGCTGCAGCTGCTCTACTATTCAAATCTTCTTGATCATCAATTTCACCCATGTTTATTTCTACAAGATTACAAAACTGATATGGTCTTAACGCAATTTCGCAACATGGATTAGTACCCCAATCTTTATCATTAGTAAGATAAATTCCTGGTTCACCTGATCCTGACGCCTCAATTCTTTCCCATACCATATCAAATGTTTTCTTATCAATCATGTGACGTTGCAACACAACAGAATTGTTTGCTCTACCACGCTGTGGATTATTTTCCCACCAGTTGCCTGCTTTACAGTTCAACATTTGCATGCTGTGCAAATCAAATAAAGAAATCATTGCTGCTCTACGAATACCACCTGCTAATACAGCATCTGCAATATGACATTGTATATCGTGACATTCAATATCTGTTAATTTAGAACCATCTTCTTTTTCTCTAAGTATTGCTTCAATTTTTACTAATGCAATTCTTAAAGGTTCTGGTCCAGGAGCTTTACCACCTGCAGTAATTAATAAAGCACCTTTTGGTCTAATGTCTGACAAATCAAATTCAATATGTGACGTTACACCTCCTGTATAAGACTTAAATAAAGTTTTAACAGCGTCACCCCATCCTATAATGCTGTCTTGAACAACATATCTTTTCTTTCTGTTGTAATTAGGTTTTCTAATTTCAGGAAGTTTTTCAATATGATGTCCTTGCACTGAGTATCCTACTCCGGTTCCACCAAGTAATAAAAACATTGTTTCACTAAAACTATGAATACTATCAACTGGTAAAAATGCGCAATTGTAAATACGAGCATTGTTTAATTCAATCGCTCTACCGCCAAATTGTAAAGAGCGCATTGAAGGTAAAATCTTTTTAGGATATACGAATTTATCATATACATTTTTAATTTCCTCAGCAAGTTTAGGAAATTTACGAATGTGCATGTCGCGATTACGTGTTACCAGCTCTTGCCAGGATTCTCTACGTTCCTGTTCTGGTAAAAACTTAGCATACTTTGTATGCACAGTTATTTCGCTTAAAATTTGTTTGTCTAACTGCATTGTCAAAAATGTTTAAAAAGGGTTATTTATTGTTTATTATTTGTTTAACAAATACTTTTTTATTAAAAAACAGAGATTTTTTAATGTTTTAGATTTATATAATCAATATACAAATAAAAAATGCATTATTTAAAGAAATGCAAATATCAAAAATAAAAATTAAATAAAATAAATTTATGATCTTTATTTTTAAAGTTTTTAGTATATTATTAATGAAGAATGTATGTTATTATTGTCAATTTAATTCTTTTTAGTATGAAGTCTTATATGTATTATTTAATTAGCGGTGTATTACTGTTTTTTACACCTATTTATGGATTATTAATGGCTGTTGGAATGGCTATTTTTTTGGACACCTTTACAGGTATTTTTAAAAGTGTGAAACTACATGGATGGCGATCAATACGTTCCAGAAAATTATCACACATAGTAAGCAAAATGTTACTTTATCAAATAACAATACTTCTTCTTTTTGTAATTGATAACTTTTTATTAAATGAGTTTGTTGAAATACATTTTACAATAAAATTTATGTTTACCAAACTTGTTGCTATTCTTTTAATATTCATAGAACTTGTTAGTATTAAAGAAAATATAGAAGAAGCTTTAAAAGTTGACATCTGGAAAATGTTAAAAAATTTTTTAAACAGAGCAAAAGAAATCAAAGATGACACTGATCATTTAAAATCATAAACCATGCAAAAAATAAAACCATACTTAACATTAATATTAATAGCGATTCTTGTTTTAATTATTTTATTACAAAGATCGTGTTCAAAAATGAACTTTGATTCTTCAGAACCAAAAGTTACAGTTAAAGTAGATACTGTCTACAAACATGTACACGATACAATAACTAAAAAAGTTACTGTTTATAAAAAACAGTATGTGCATATAAATAAACCAGAATACTATCCTGGTGAAACTATTGATACATGTAAAGCTAGATTTCAAAATCTTTTAAAAGAACATCTGGTTAGAACTATTTATTCTGACACATTGAAATTAGATAGTCTTGGTAAAATAGTTATTAGAGACACAGTGTGGATAAATAAATTATATGGTAAAAGAGGATACACAAAAAACTATAAGATACCACAGGTTACAAAAACTATTACTATAACAAAACAAGAAGAACCTAAAAAACAATTATATGTAGGTCTTAATGGTTTTGTTAATAGAACTAATATAACAGCATTCAGTCCTGGATTTATATACAAGACAAAAAAAGATCATATTTATCAAGCATCTATTGGTGTAGACTTTAATGGAACCATCACTTATGGACTTGGAACATATTGGAAAATTAAAATCAAATAATAAATGGTAACAAGTACAGAGTGTTTGAAAAAGTGGGGGGATCCTGCTGATCCAAAAAACGAAGTAAAATACATGACTCTTTGGGATGTACCATCACATCTTGAGATAGGAGTAATTCCTAAAAGATTGTATTGCAATAAATTAATGATAGGACCGTTAATGCAAGCATTTTCTAATTTAATAGAAAGAGGATACGTAAAAGAATTAATAACATTTGATGGATGTTTTAATGTTAGAAAAAAGAGAGGACTTAAATCGTTGTCATTACACTCGTGGGGTATAGCAATTGATGTAAATGCTGCTTGGAATGGGTTGGGTAAAAATCCCAAACTTTCTGCAGGATTTGTCAAATGTTTTACAGACTGCGGATTTACTTGGGGAGGTACATGGACACGTAAAGATGGAATGCATTTCCAACTTAATTCAATTTAAAAAAAACAACTGTTCTTTATAGTTAGTTGATTTCTTCTCTCTTCTCTTGAAAGACCCCCGATTCTGGGGGTTTTTCTATTAAAATATGTATCTAATGTTTTTAGGATCAAAGTACTCAGAATATAATTCAGTAAATTCAACAATCATTTTTGCTTTTAACTGATACTTGTATCTAATGTTATCTGCAGCATATTGCGAATTTTTCTTTTCCTGTATTTCTGGTTTCCAGCACAACGCGTTCACAGCGTCATCTGCGTTCTGATAAGATGTATCATTATATGTTAAGAATATACATTCGCATGGTACATTTATATCTGCAGTTTTTAGCAACTCAAAAAGATTTTTATATTCATCTAACCATCCTTCTTCATATATGATAGGACTAAAGTTGATATGCACTTCCATCTTTTCTTGTAATTTAGGAATCATTGCAATTCTGTCAGCAATGCTATCAGTATTTGGTTCCAATACATCTGCATACTTCTGAGGCATTAAACTTACTCTAATTCTATGTTTACCAGGAATCAAAGTATAATCGTCTAATCTAAATTTAGTAGGATACTTTGTAGCAAAAGTGCTTTTTAATTTTGGATGTCTATTAAAAAACTCAAACACTTGCTGCCACTGGTAATATTTACCATGTAATGCTACATCAGTACTGCATCCAATATCAATACAGTAATACGTGTCATCAATTTGATTAGGTGTCTTAGGCATTGGTTGTTTTTCTGCCCATTTATTTATAGATGCTAATATTTGTTCTGTATTTTCATTTAAAAATAACTTATTATTGTTAAATCTACCTACATAACAATATGATTTCATGCATCCACCTAAACATCCATAAATAAAATTGGGAGAAATAGCATCGCTACTCCTCCCATTATCTCTGGTAACTAAAGTTTTTGTTTTTTGTTTCTTTATTTCCATTATCCTCTACCACGTTCATCTGGATACAACAAAGTGGCAAAGTCAGATTGCCAAAACTCTTTTGTGTTAACATCCATTATTGTTAGTTTGCCATTCCATCCAGCACCTGTGTCCAGGTTCCACAAGTTTCCATACTGATTTGGTCCATTGTTTTCTGCAGTGTGTCCAATATAAATTTCTTTAAATTCTTCAAGTGCTTTAAACTTACCATTTCTTGCCATCTTGTTACCAAACGCAGATTTAGCACCCATTAACAAACTTCTGTCCCAGTGACATTCTTTAGCTATACTTCCTGCATTTACTGCTAACATTGCACCACGAGGAAATCCTTCCATGTAATCCCATCCACCATGAATAAACAATCTGTTTTCATCATCAATGTAATAGTCTATTTGGTTTTTCCAGAAATCTTTATGCTCTTGTTCTACTAATTTACCAGTACGAACATAACCTTCCATAGTTGCTGCACCACCTTGTTGTGTCCAAATAAGTGGTGTAGCACCCATTTCAAACCAATCGTAACACCAAACATCATGATTGCCTCGTATAGCAACTAAATTCTTAATTGATAACAGAGTGTCAACACACTCAGAAACCTCGCTCCAACCGTCTGCAATATCACCAAGTGATATTAATTTGTCATTTTCTTTATCAAATCCTGATTTCTCAAGACATTGTAGAAGTGCACGGTGATTACCATGCACATCTCCTATTACAAATGTTTTCATTATTCTTTGTATTTAAAAAATAATCCTGATTCATTGATCATTTTTATGTTTTTGTTTTTTAAGTGTCTGCTAATAGTTGACTGGTTAATGTGAGGTAAAAGTTTTGTCATTAACCTCATTGTTTTAAATTCTGCAATAAGTTCTTGTTTAAGATTAAAAACTTGAACAGGTTTTTCATTAGGATCATTATCGCTTTTTTTACAATATTCGGATTCGTGTATTGCAACAATTCTTTTTATCAATTCTCTACCTGCAGATCTACTTGTAAGAGCTATTAGTTCTAAATCTTCCATATAAGAGTATTTGTACCCTAACTCTTCATGATTAAAAATAGGTCTTTTAAAAACATCATTTGGGTAATAAACACTTCTAAATTCTACTAATGTATTAAACATGCATATGTACCCTCCTTCTTTGTCATAAACATATACTCTTTTAGGTTTTTTTCCAGCCATTATATAATTTTTTCTTTAGTTAATATTTCTCTTACTTTTTCAATTAATTCTGGTATTCCAGCATCATTGATAATTTCATAGTCAAACTTAGCGTCATCAAGAGCTGTTTCACTCGGATGTGTTCCTACAGCTGTTCCAGGTCTCACCACTTTAATAGTGACACCTTCTCTTAATTCTACAGCTTCCATCTCATTAGGAAATCTCATGTCTGTAATAATCCAGTTAGGATATACGTCTTCTAATTTATATCCTTCATTTCCTAATACATTTTGTGGAGATTCTTTATAATCAGCAAACAAAGCATTCACCCATACATTTGTATGTAAGCCATCACGCATTGCCTCTGTACCAAGCTTTTGAAGAAACTCTCTATATGTCATCCCCCATTCAGGATTCATATTAAGCTTCTTAAACTCTTGGTCTTCAAACATCTCTACAGGAACACTAGATAGAATACTTCCTATTTGTTTTAGCTTCCCTGCAAACTTTTTAATTTCCCAAGTACTGTTATGATATCCATCAATAGGTAATCCTCCTCTAACTCTTTTTATACAGTCTTTTGAACTATCTTTAGCAGTTAAGTGTTGAATGATGCTGCCTACAGTGTCTTTACCTGAAGAAATTTTTCCGTTTATACTTATAATCATAATTATTTTGTTAAATTTTCAAGTCTTGATTTTACTGTTTTTGAACTCATG